AAGGTATCGACACAACAATTAAGATGCTTTGCCATGTCGCTATAGGTCTTAGTCTGATGGTGTTCTTGAAGCCAAGTCATGTCAGCATCGGTAATGCTAACCTTTCTAGGCATATACCACTCCTTTTAGTATAAAATATAATACGTCTATATATACTTATCAACACCTAAAGTTATTTGTATACACCTATTGACTTATGAAGTCAAAGTTGTTATAACGTCTAGGCGTTGAGTTTACTCGACGCCCCCGAAGGGGGCGACGAGGGAGGAAACGGAATAAGCCGACACGACTAAGTGGAGACGTTATAACAATCTTGGAAGAGAAAATTAAAAATAAGTTTACTTGCCCATTCTGTATGGCCCCCGAGCAACCTATAAATATTCATGGTCATTATCAATGTCCTGTCTGTCATGTGGTTACACAAGACTGTTGCCAAGGAGAGACGTGTGAAAACACAGCACTGCCAATTAGCACAGAAGAATAGAGAGAAATTCCCTCACGTTGCTAAGATAATAGACGAGATACGCAAGTATTTTCCAGGGGCAAAGGTTGTTTCTATTGGACAGATGTCAGCTTTGGAACTTGCCCGTCTGAAGAAACGCTCTCAATCTCTAGCCAATCACGAATAAGACGCAGTGGTCTGCTGAGTTTCTGGCTGATAAACTCTGGATCGTGACCCTCAAGTGCCATGTCTTTTGCTCTCTGCTTGGTAGATCGGCTCGATACAATTAACTTTTCGTCTGTTAAATTATGCGCGGCGTATCCAATCCACTGAACTCTGTCGTGCATGTCTGTCCATTCCCTTACTTTTCCATAGCGAATTTCCATTACCATATATAATCTATATTCTCTCGGTAACTTCTGTTGCAGTAGAGGCCAGATCGGATTGTCGTAGTTGCCGTCAAACAATCCCGCGTTTTGTTTGGCTGTGTCCTCATCATCGAAGACCTGAGTTATTCTAATTTGTGTTTCCAAGACAGTTAATTGGTTTGTTGACCCTGCCTCCCGACCCATGCCCGTGTCAGACGGCTTGTTCGAATGGTGTATCATAATGACAGACAGCCCTGAGTTTCTAAGTTTGACAGCCAGCTTGTTAATTTTGCTCCATTCGTCTGCCGAATTTTCCGCTAGTCCAGGGTACGCTGAACGTATGGTGTCAATGACCACGACGTCTGGCTTTGAAAACGCGATCCATTCTTGCAGCTCAAGCAGTCCTTCGCGTTCATGTAGGTTCATTTCTTTCTTATCTACAAAGGGTGTCCAAAGATTTAATCTGTCCTGAGTATCCCCGTGTATTTGTTTCATTTCGATAAGACGTCTGGCTATCGTCGACATCCCCATCTCAAAATCTAAATACAAAACCCGTGCGGGTCTGCCTATCTCGAATGGGCCAAAGTATTTACGACCAGCACATAGGGAAGACATAGCATGTTGTACAAACATGGACTTACCATGACCAGAATAACCAAAGACTTGAACGATTGTATTGGATGGTAGCCAAGGTTCTATCAGGTATGTCTTTGCATCGCTTTGCGATAGAAGTTGGTCAGCATCTTTCATCTGAATGAGGCGACGTACTCTTCTCTCTTCCTGTTGTTGAGGTACTACGTATGGTTTATATATATATTCTCCATTCTCTGAGAAACGATCTGGATGATTACGCCTTTCTGATTGCTCCATTGAGCAGACAGTAGCTTCGAACTCGCGCTCCTCTAATGGGTCTTCAAAGAACTCACGCATAAAAGCTATACCTCTGAGACGTAAGCTATGCCCAAAGTATCCTTCCAATATACTCTCACTTATGTGTTTCATCAGACGCTCATTGCGTCCGTTGCCCATGCCAGACGGAATCTTATTGGTGTTTGGAAAGTTATCCCGCACAAATTTTGCTGTCCTATCCCACTCACTTACAAACTCATCAGGGTCAAGGGGTTGGACAGACGACAGATCAAGTTCCGAGAACTGAAAGTCGCCGTCACTCATTTCTTTTAGTGTGGGTTTCCAGTCTTTCCAGACGGGCATCTCATCAAAATCCAGATAAGCAGGATAATCCCAAGTATAATTATTCGACGGGGGGAGGAGGGCGTAAGACCCGTCTCCCCTAAAATCTAGTCCGTTTATCTTAGGCCAGTCTGCGCCACGAGAGTTGACGCCAGCCCTTGGCCCACGACGTATGCCGTCTTTTGGATGCTCGAAATATAAATGTGTACCTCTCTTTGTCTTCACTTTAATAGGTGATCGCATACCACTATCAAAAGCAGAATGAAGAGCGTCTTCATTATCGCAGTCCACGACAACGACACCACTGATTGCGCCTGTTACAATAGCGATGTCATACGTAGGCCACTTCGTCCACCATTCCTCAACCTCATTCTCTGTAGGTTGTCTGTCTTGATATTCGAGCCATTTAATTGCGGGTCTTTTCCCCTCTGGTTTTATTGGTATGATAGACCAACCACGATCTAAATATTCAAGTGCTGCTTCCAATTTTGTCTTGCTCATCTTCTTCCTCTTCAAAGTAATTGTCTAAGTCTAGTTCAGGTTTCTCGGTAAGAATTTTCTCAAGGACTATGGAAGACACAAATTTTCTGTTAACCCACCCATACGGCGCAGTCCTTACGACTTTTGCCATCTGAGCGACAACAGACGCACCGCCTAAGTCTTCGATAAGACGGGCGATATTGAGCTTCTTCGCCATGATATTTCCTTTTTTTTTAATTTGTACTTGCATACCCGTATAACGTACAATACACTACCTAAGTAGTCAACACACATCATACGTTATACGCTGATGTTAATTTGAGGAGTAAAAATATGACCACTACAGACAAGTGGGATGTCTTTGCAGACACCCCAAGCACTGTTAGTTCGGGCGGTTCTAAAGTAGAGACGATGCAAAAACTTGCTGAAGAACTAGAAGACCTAACCAAACAGCGAGACATTATAGAAGAAAGGATAGGGCAGATCGAGAACGAACTTGCCCATAGCTTTCCCGAAGAAGCTGGTGAACTCGCACAATCAACACCTAAGTATGAGATTATATGTAGCCGAACGGAGCGTTGGTCTTGGGATAAGACTGCCCTAGAGAAACACTTTGGTCAGGGTTCAGTACCTCATTACGTAAAAGTAAACATGACTGTCGATAAACGTCAGTTTCAAAAACTTCCACACCATGAGCAAGACCCACTCATGTTTGCGCTTACTCGCAAATTAGATAGGCCAAAGATAAAGGTAATAAGAAATGTTTAAAGTTATGAGTACAGCAAACGTGGCAAAAGATGAACCGACTAAGGTTTTATTGTATGCACATCATGGGTATGGCAAGACGTATCAATGCCGTTACTACCAGAAACGATATGGCAAAGGCTTAATAATTTCTGGAGAGGCAGGGCTTAAATCAGTTGAAGACGTATCAATAGACTATCTACCTTTTACATCGTGGGATGGAGCGCATAATCCTGACAAGGGCGTGTTTAGTTTCCGAGGTATATGGAAGATGATAGCCAGTGATGATTTCAAACAGGCTGGGTATAAGTGGATAGCAATAGACAGTCTGACAGAAATGTCGGAGCGTCTTATTGAACATCTGGAAAAGGAACACGAGGGCAACAAGAATGGCTTTCAATTATGGGGTGACTACAATCGCATAATGCTTGGAGCGTTGAAGACTATTCGTGATCTGCCTTTGCATGTCTATGTAACATGTCTGGCTAAAGAAGAGAAAGACGCGAATGATGTCACACATTATTGGCCTTTAGTTAAAGGGGGGTCAGTGTCTAAGCATGTTCCCGCCTTGTTCGATCATGTTCTATGCGGTGTTCGTATTACAGATACCAACGACCAAGGCAAACCAAAAGTTCAGAGGTACATTGTTACCGATGAGGTGAGTGGATGGCATGGGAAAACCCGTGATCCGCGCAATCGTCTGAAGCCTTACGAAAAATCAGACGACATAACAGAACTCTTAACAAGAATGTTGGGAGACGAACCATCCAAGAAATTAGAAGGAGAAAAGGTATGAGTGATTGGAGTGGATTTGGGTCATTAGACCTATCGAGCGTAGAGGCGAGTGCGGGAAGCACACGTCTGCAACCTGGCACGTACACAGTAAAGTGTGCAGACGCAAAGATTGAAAGCGTAGGTACTACAAAAAACAAAAAGCTGGTTACTGATCTAGTAGATGAAGGAGGTTCAGGCGACATTCGTGTGAACTTTAATATTCTACACACAAGTGACCAAGCACAAGAGATTGGCAGACGTCAGTTGAAATCATTTCTGATCTCGGCTGACCACCCAAACCCTGACAAACCTGGGGATGTTGAGACGATGAAAGGTCTCGTCTGCAAGATCACAGTGGGTATGGGCAAACCTTGGAAGGGACAAGACGGCGTAGAGCGTGTGTCCTCAGAGGTTAAGAAGTTTATGCCTTCAACAGACAAGTCCAACGGCGAAGATACTGCCGAGAAATTGGACGACGAAATCCCGTTTTAAGACGGGATATTTCCTCCCATTAACTGGGGAAGCTACGGCTTCCCCTTTTTTAAGGGCAATATAATGAGCAGAGTTTTAGCAAGCCAAGTTTTAGTTGCGATTGACACAGGATACGAGAAAGAAAAAGAAGAAAGAGCCAGAGATTATATTGGGGCTTCGGGTATCGGACATCCATGCGACGCCTACCAAGCGTACAGTTTACGCGGATTTCCCAACACTCAGCCAGACGCTCGCCTCAAGCGCATATTCCGCTTGGGTCACATCCTCGAAGACGAAGTCGTCAAAGACCTAAAAGAAAAAGCAGATGTTCGAGTCTGGGAAATAGACGGGCTTACGGGCAGACAACATTCCTATGAAGAATGGGAAGGGCATATCGTCTGTCACATGGACGGACACATAGAACTTGATGATGGCATTCTTCGTGTACTTGAGATTAAAAGTATGAACGATGCGAGCTTTAAAAAGTTTGTGAAAGACGGCGTAAAGTTTTCACACCCACGCTACTTCGCCCAAGTACAGATGATGATGGGTATGGCAAAGATGGATGAGTGTTTCTTTATTGCGATCAATAAGAATAACTCAGACTACCATGCCGAGATTGTTAAGTATGACGAGTTCGAAATGGGTCACATCAAGGAAAGAATACAACGAGTATTAAATGGTGAAGCCAAAAAGATTTCGATAGATGGTTCGGACTGGCGTTGTCGTGGCTGTTTTAAAGCGGGGGTCTGTTGGGAAGGTCAGGACGTAAAGGTTACGTCTTGTTCTTTATGTCAGTTCGCCCAACCAAAACCCGATGGTTGTTGGCATTGCACCAAGCATGACAAGAACGCAAATGTTTT